GTGAAAAAGAAGCGTATGTGCTGAACTTACCAGAGGATAAGGAATAGTCTCAATTTTATTCTTGTAAAATAAAATTGATTGGACTCTTACTTTTATTTTCACATATCAAAGCAAAATGGAGGCAATCATTCAGCAAATCGGAGACCAATTTATCCAGAACTTTGCCGAGGAGTTTACTCCAGAGGAATGGATCGATGAGAGTATAAAAGCATGCTTTAAAGATTGTTCTATTCAGTGGTGGGAGGATCTCCAGATGGAACTCACCGATGAATACATCAATGAAATGAAAGACTATATTGAGAATTATCCTCCGCTGGAATTACATTTAGATTATCTGGATGGAGAATTGTTATACACTTACGGATTCTACAAAGCAAAACAATACCGGTCTAACTGGATCGAATCAATAACAGAGGTTTGCTAATTTCCCGCCACTTGACACGCCTCCGCCAGAGGAGACTCCCATACCCACCATCCGTTTCACCTTGCCGGCTAAATCGCGGACAAAAGGCATCTTTTTTACTGCGGTCATGATACGATTCACCATCGACCCGCCCACCATACGGTTGTATTGGACCGAGGACACTGGGTCTATGGATTCCTCGTTGGTCTTCGCATCAAGAACCATCTGTTTGGTAAGAATACCCGTGTAGATGTTTGAGGAACCCGCGATGGTCGTGAAAATACCCGAGTTGACACAGATTACCACGATTTCCGGGGTGATGGTTTCGCCCGAGATGTTTGTAATGTTGACTTGGAACTGGAAGTTGTATTGACCGATAGACCCGCTTGACAGGTAGTCAGGAAGCGACAAATCGTAAGCAGGTGAAAGAATGAGAAGAGAACCCGTGGTGTTGATTGCACTTCCCACTCCTGTAGTGTTGTCGGCGTTGTTGACGAGTCCGCTGAACTCCGCCCATGATTGAGTAGAGTGGTTATTCACCGAGATACGCCACAAATCCTCTGCCGTAGCGGACGAGAGAAGACCCGAAGTGTTATTCAGATTTACGCTAATACTGTTGATTTTCAAGAAGGTAGAACTGTCCTTGACGGTCTGGGTTGACATTGGTTTTCGAACCGAGATAATGAAATAGTCTGGAAGTTGGTTGATCTGGATGTTCTGCGAGTTAAGAGTCGCGACAGTTCCGTTCACAATTGGACCGGTAGAGGACTGAAGTGACAAGTAGCGTGGGAGATCCATGTAGGGGACAATGTTGCGTGCAGAGATCAAATCCGTTGGTTGGGTAGAGAGAAAGTTCAGCAACATACGAGTATTCTGGAAAGGGTTAGGTTGAGCGGTGGTTCCAAGGGAGACCGAATAGGTGTAAGGAGACGCAGTGGAGAAGAACCGCTTACACGAGGAGTCAATATTCATCACGAAGGACATTGCGTTGATGCCGACCATACCTTGTTTGTTGTAGCAAGCATCACCGTAGACGAAGGGCGAAAGACCAAGAAGGGGTTCCGTGACTGTGATAAATCCGGTAATCACGAAAGTATCCCCCACTGCGAGAGACACGGGTGAAGCATCCACCACAGGACCTATCGCCGAAGTGTGAACGAGAGTCAGACCATTCACGGGGTAAGCACCACGAGGGTAAAGGTCGCCATCGTAAGACTGGTCCGACCAATCACCCAAAGGGTTGTTTGAACCACCTAAACCATCCGCGAAAGACTTGTATGCCTGATCGGGGAGAACTGGAGTCATTCCGTTGTAGCGGTAAAGTTCGCGGTTGTTATTCAAGCGAAGAATCGACGGCAGAACATCCTGAAGATTGACAGATACATTTGTGTTGTTAATTTGTGCGGAAGCGGTTGTAAAAAGTGAATTTAGAGGGAATGCTTGAAACGAATCTGATTCACCGTAGTTGAATGCCGTCTCAGTTGCTGGGACACCTGTAATGGTAATCGTAAAATAAATATCACTGTGAACCAACACCTCACGGGACACCACAATGTTCTCAGATGGAATCTGGATATTAAAGGTCATTGAACTGGGAGATGTTGACACCGCTGAGAATGGTTGGTAGGTATTCGAGGAAGCACCTGACTGAACGGCGTAGGACAGTTGGTCGGTAATATCACCAATTCGGGCATCTTTCACGAGAACGGTCTTAAAGTCGGCACTCATATACTGAATCACTATATTTTATTTTCAGAGAAACGATAAATTCGCTTAACGGTAGTTTTCATTTTCGGGTCGTTGTCTATCCTTCTTTTCAAACAAAAACTTGATGGATGCCGTAGATCCGGAAGCAAGTTTAAAAGGGACAAGACTCCCTAACTTATCCCGCCAGTAAACATTGATGTCTATATTGGTGAGAGGACGATTTCCGGTCATATCAATCCTTCTATACTCTGCGGTTGGTGTATACAGAATATTCGGTTTAAAGACTTGCTGATTCGTTTGAAAGTCGGTGATGATCTGGGCGAAGTTTGCATTATTCCCTATACCCGAAGAAGTCTGTCCGTTGTTAAAGATCAAAGGGGCAGACAGTTGGTTGCTAATGATAGGAACCGTGTTCGAAGTAAAGACGATAGAAGAGATAGGAGTCCATGTATCAATGGTGCTAAACTCCTGAAACATCTGGACCCATACTTGAGATACAACAGGGGCGACTGGGTTTGTCGGAAGAAGAATGGTATTGACCCCTTGGAAATCGGCAACAAGCAACTGGTAATTTCTCCCTAAAGTGACTGAACTGCCCGTTCCAAAGTTGAAAGAGGGAAAACTGTTAAACAAAGCAAAGAGAGGCGGATTCATATAGATCTTGACTCGTGCAGGGTTAGACTGGTTGTAGTTCGACTCTTGTGCTTGTAGGATTGCTTTAGAGGTCGTGACATCCCAAGTAAGAACCGGTTGTAAAAGGGTTGGGACAGTTGCGAGCAGATCATTCGTTGCCAATCCAAAAGCAATGTTAATAAGTTCTATAAAATACTGAAACATATAACAGTAATAATATTCTGTATTCGTCTCTTGAAATCCACTTGCAGTTTGGTTCGGTGCAATCGGGACGGGAAGATTCTTATTTTGTGGAATCCAGTTGATATACCTCTGTTGAGAAGGTGTAATATTCCCTGCACCATCGTCGAACTCCAAGGTGACTGAATAAATAGATAAAAGGGGATTTGCTTGTTCTGGTTGGATTTCACAGATGAAATTAGGAAGGTTATATGTATCTAAACTAAATCGAACAATACTCAAGTAATACTCTCCTGTATTGTTGATGATGGGATTTGTTCTCGTCTCGTTGAATCGTAAGAAAGGTTCTTCGCTTGTTGTGCTTTGGAAATTGGTTGAGACAATATCGTAATAGATCATATCCGGATTCTGTGCTTTCTTAAACATAGACAATTGCGACATATACCATGACACTATAAAATAATATTCAATCTAAATATAATAAGCAACAAAAACACATCCGCCTGCCGAAGTGGTAGTCCCTAACAGGTTTGAATAAGCGAGTAAATTGTCTGCAGACGAGGCACCGGTGGAAGAAAATCCCATCAAAGAACCGTAAGTAGTGGGTCCGACGATCCCCGGAGTCAAGACTCCGTTAAGATTACAAGCACCCACGGCAGACCCTACCACTATATTAGACACTAAAAAGGAAGTTGAAGAAGGAACAGTTAAATCTTGAACGGTATACACGATGGTGGGATCGGCAACAGTCCCGATCCTCAATTGTAAGGATCCATTCAATCCAACGCCGTTCCCAATTGTTCCCGATACAACTGCACCCGAATCTTGACCGTTTGACCCACTGAATAAGATATAATCAATCTTGCCAATATTCGCTACATTTTGGACTACCCCAAAATTGAATATTCCCGGAGTCGTAATTTCAAAAGTGACTGCTTTTCCTGCGACTTCGATTTCAGCATCGATGTATGCTTTAGATGCTGGATTCTGTAAAGCAATAGGGTCAAGAAGGACGGATCCCGGTGCAACACCCACAAAATTGGTAAATGTGTTGGTCCCCGTCCATGTATTCGTGGCGTTTTTTGTCAGATCTACCGTTGCCGAAACTCCTTCTGAAACCATATCAATGTATCCAATGAGAGCATTCGCAGGATTATTGACTCCAAGAGACTGAAGAAAGGGTGGATTCGCGTTCGAAAAGGTTGGCGATAGATTCCAAGTGTTTGCGGTGGGAAGCGGATTGTATGCTAATACGGAATCATCTATATCTGATTTAGTAAACATATCTGTATCGTTCACAATTGCATCCGTTCCAGTGTAAAAAGCGTCCGCTTGGAAATCATTCGTTCCCGTCCATGTATTATCTGTGGCGAGAATATTAGTAGATATTCCGGCACCGGTGATGGTTCCATCTACATATAAATTTTTTGCATTTAGATCTCCGTTGATCGTGACTTCTCCCAATAAAGTAAGAGGTCGTGTGAAATTTTGTAATCCTTCTAACGCCATATAATTTATCACAACATTTTAATTTACTTCCTGAACTTGATAAAAAGAGCATAGAAACCAGTAGGAGCAACACTTACACCTGTATCCCATCTAAAACTACCACCTTGACCGTATCCATTTAAACAACCAATATTATAGGATTTAGTGATTGCGTCATTCGTGATTGGATTTTGTAGAGGTTCGGTAGATCCCAGAATAAATTGAGTTCCAGTAATACCTGCGGAAACGAAACCCCCTCCTCCTGCACCCGAAGCGGTTTCGGCACCAATGGAACCGGATATGACTGTGATTATATTCGCTGAACTTTGATTATTGTAGGTAGAATAATATAACCCTGAACCGGGAGAAGATTCTACAATAGAATAGGTATGATTTCCTGTAAATGCAGGTATTTTAAAGGAAGCGTATCCACCTGATCCTCCAAAAGACTTTACAGCGTTTCCAGTCGCCACAGTTCCAGCGGGAGAACCGAGTCCTCCAGAACCTACCATACAGACAATTTGAAACGAATAAACAGCAGGATCAAGAGTCAATACCAAAGCAGGATCTCCAAATTGTATGATACTTTCTTGATAATCCACATTACCACCTACATTAAAAGTAGCGATCGCAGTATCTACATATGTTTTATTTCCAAATGCGTTCGCGGTTGCCGGAGCGGGAACATTTACATTCGAGAATGTGTTGGTTCCCGTCCAGACATTTGCCGTTCCAAGATTACCCGTGTAAGTAGCGACATACGCGTCTGCAGTCGTTTTGTTGACTGCTTCGTTCGTCAAAGCAGTCGCGTTGTTGGTAATGGTAGGAAGTGCGATAAAACTGTTTGCTCCCGTCCACGCATTAACCAGAGGAAGAAGACTTACTCCAAGTCCCGTAAAAGCAGTATTCATGTAGTCGACAGTCGACATATCTTCGTCCGCTACGGGTGCTAAAAAAGTAGGTTGAAAATTGGGAAATGCGTTGTGTCCGGTCCACACATTATTATCATCTAAAATATCAATAGGAACGCCCCCATCAAAAATAAATCCAGTCGTGGTTAAATCACCTTCTACAAGAACATCATTGTCAATCGTGAGCGTATTTCGAAGAGTCCAGTTGAAATCCAAATTGTCAAGACCTTGTAAAGACATTATACTTTATCACAACATTAAATTATCCGAAATAATTGACAATTCCGTATCCGCCGGGAACACCGGGACCACCGTTCTTATTGACACCGGATCGATTGCCCCATCCAAAGGTGTTAATTCCTGTATACTGTGGTGTAGTCGCTCCACATTGAACTCCACCCGTTCCACTGGAAGCACAAAGAGGCAATAGCACAAGCGGATTGATGGCGGAATAAGTTCCACCACCAGATTTTCCATTACTCCCACATGATGCAGGACATCCACCTCCTCCGTTCGCCCTCAATACATTCACCGATGCTGGATTGAGACCATTTCCGCCAACTGGCACAACAAAGAGGTTTGTTGGGACACCGTTCCCGGATCCACCTGAACCATCACACAAAGCACCTGATCCACCTGTTCCACAAGTAATCGACCATTGACCTCCAGATATTCCTCCAATGGTTTTGTTTAAAATAAGAAGGGATGCCGCCGATCCTGAAGCACCCGCCACCCCTGCCGAACTACAATCAGCACCAATACCACTCGTCGATCCGCCTCCTGCTCCTATAATCTGAATGGAACACGCGAGAGAAGTTGAAAAGGTTTCATTGGTAAGATTGATATTACTAACGGTTGAATCAGTCCCTCCTTGAACCACAGTAGAGAGTTGAGTATCTACATAGTTCTTTGTAGCAACCTCTCCTCCTAATACTGGATCTAAACATGTAGGAAGTATCGAAAAAGTGTTGCTATTCGTCCAAGTGTTATTCGCTGACAAAAAAGAGGATTGTTGTGTCGCAAATAGAGATGTAATGTAAGAGGTCGTGACTCCATCTGTAGCATTCACGGGGACAGGTATTGGAAGATTGGGAAGCAATACCGATTGACCGAAAGAGTTCGAACCTGCAAAATTTGCTCCTTGATTGATAATACTGTTTGCGATCATAGTTTCTTCCTCTAATGCCAAGTTGACTCCTGAAAATCCGGCGGCATTCGTCGGGACACAAGAAGGACGATAGACAGACCATTCATTGGTTCCAATCCATGTGTTATTTGTATTCTGTCCTTGAGATGATGTTCCATTAATGAGACCACTTACGACTAAATCGCCGGTAATCGTAGTATCACCAATAAGAACATTTAGATCGCCTCCAAAGATCGTAGGTTCTCGTCTATTTTGAAGATGTTTCAACGACATATAGTTATAAGGGATATTAAAATAAAATTGAATTAGGGTATAAAAGAGTATCTATACTTATAGTATGGAGAAGGAAAAGGCGGAGAAATACGATAAGCATTTAAAACGGGTCAGTGAATACCAAAAGTTGCACCCTGACAAGTGCAAGGAAAAATGCAAGAAATACAACGAGAAACTCAAAGCAGATCCAGAAAAGTATAAATCCATGCTTGAACGAAAAAAACAGTATTACTTGACTGTTCGAAAACCTAAATTGGAAGCACTTAAGAAAGATTAGACTTAGATTTCTACTGTAAATATCTGGAATAAATCTATATCTGGATTTTTACTGTAAGTATTTGGATTATTACCTATATAATATAGATTTCTTATTGTAAAAATTAATTAATTTCTACTTCTCTATATCTAAAAATAATCTATACGATTCCAGATTTCTCTACAAATATAGATTATTTTTCGTGATTTTAGATTATTTACCGTGTTTTTTAGATTATTCGTGTTCTTGTTGACTGTAGCAATCCAAACAGAATTCTCCTACTCCATTCGCCCCGTAGATCCTGCACCACTTATATATATGAAGTTCTTGATGACACACATCACATCCACGACCTAATCCAGTGTCAAGTTGGGGATTCTCTTTGATGTAGCACATCTCGCACTGGTTTACCTCTTTGATGTAGTATTTCGTATCTTCGAAGTCTCCGCACAGATCACATTCACATTGCTTACCCAACTCAAAATGTTCTCGGATGATTTTAGCAGTGGGAGATTTACCTACGAACGAGTAAATTGCATTGGCGAGTTCGAGGGGGAGACGCATCGTAATTGCTGTCATACTACTTATAAGTATAGAGAATCTTTTAAATCAATTTTATCCTAAAGTCAATTATCGAATAAGAAAAAATTGATTTAGAAGATTCTCTATACTTCTTGTATATAGATGGCGGGATTTCACACGAAGACCTTTACCGATCATGACGATTGGTCTACTCCGTTCTCTGCGTGGGACAACATCAAACAATTTATCCCTCGAGATAAAGTGATTTGGGAAGCGTTCTACGGCAACGGTCAGAGTGGGACACACTTGTCGAAACTAGGGTTTCAAGTGATTCACGAAAACATTGACTTCTTTGAAAATGATAAGGGGGACATTGTTGTCAGTAATCCGCCTTTTACCAAGATTCCGGAAGTATTGGAACGATTGAAACATCTTGATAAACCATTCATTCTGATTCTACCGTCTGCAAAACTACATACCCAGTATTTCCGTAAACTGTTCTGTGATACAGAAGACCCTATCCAAATCATCATCCCAAGGAAACGAATCCAGTTCGATAAAGTGATGAACGGTATGATAGACGAGGACCAGAAGAAAGCGTGCAATTTTGACTGCTATTATTTTTGCTACAAGATTGGTCTGACGCGTGATATGGTGTGGTTGAAGAATGATACGGACTAAATACCTACAACTTTGATCTTTGGATTTTTCTGTTGGTAGTCGATCTTCTCCAAGAGTTCTAAAAGTTTTTGTGTGTTGTATTTTAAATTACTTATCTGTTTTGCTTTCAGTTGGTATAACTTGACAAGTTTGTCATCCTCTACTTTGCTCTTGCTAAAGAGTTCGTGTTCTGCATTGTGTAGATCACGAATGAGATTCGTTAAATAACTTTCGTTCATGTGGGACATATGATATTGGGTTAGATTATAAATTTCAGACAATAGATTTATTGTCGCTATACAGGAAGACCAGATCTTCGACTGGAATGTAGACATACTCTTTCTCGTCGCTTTTCAGGTTTGCCCTTGAAAACATACGACGCTCATATTTGCTAAACTTCTCCTCCTCATACTCAATATAGTAGATCTCGCTCTTGTTATTTATCATATCAAACACGAAATTGAAGACGAAAATATTGGTCTTGCTTGTATCACTAATCTTATTCATGGTGAGAAGAGTGGTTGGATAGGCATTCTTTCGCAAGTTTTTTCGACTCTTGATCTCCATGTGAATGGTTTCACTGACTGCATCGTATTTTGCATATCGTCCTTGTTCCTTTAGTCCTTTCCAATTCTCCTCAAGAATCGGAAAGATTTTTTGTTGTTGCTTCTCTCCCCATATATAGTCGTTCTCGTAGTTCACCATATACTTACGGTTTAGATTATTTTTTAGGAAAATACCGCATTGTAAAAAGAATCTGAAAAATTAATGTGTGTATATGTAAATGGTGAATACAGACTTGATGATGAAACCTCCATTACCCATGGATGAGGATGCGATCATTGACCGGATTCATACAAACATTACGGATGGGGATATTCGACGCTACTTTGGTGAAGGGGTAGAGAGTAAGATTCTGAAATATAGCGAACTTGCGAACTATGCTACGATCGATGAACTTTTACCTAAACCACGAGATTTTAGAATCATTCTGGTGGAAGACAGTTATAACAAGGGTCATTGGTGTTGTATCTTGAAATACAATAAGACCATTGAATGGTTTAATCCATACGGCATCCGTCCTGACGCTCAAAAGAATATGTTGGGTAAGTTTCGAAATCGGATGTTGGGTCAGGAAGAGGACTATATGACGAAACTCATGAAAGCATCCAAGGGATACAAAGTCATCTACAACAAAGCACGACTGCAGAAACTCAAAGAGGGCATTAATACTTGTGGTCGATGGATCATCTTACGGATCATCTGTATGAAGGATTTGATGATGGATTTAAAAATGTTTATTAAAATGATAGAGGATACAAAAGAGGCAACTGATCTTCCGGCAGATGCTCTTGTCGCGATATGGATTGGATAATCTAACGAGTATGTATGGATTCGGAAGAGGTCATTGTAAATCTAAATGTATTGAGACAAGTTCAGAAGGGTCAGCGACTCTCTACCCGAGGAGCATTTTTAGATATTGAAACGCCTTATCTTATTCCGGAATGCATTCGTCGATGGCGTAGACAAGACAATCGTAATGAAATGATAAATACCTTAAATCGAATCATTAATAGTGCTTTACTTCTACAGAAGGGAGATGAATCTCTTACGATCTATATTCATGAAAGTGTATTGGGTATTGACAATCTTAAACATACCTATTCTATTTGTCATCAGACTGTCGCCAGATTAAATATGATTATAGACAAGATTCGAAGGGTCATTCCAGAAGAGATTCCTTTCAAAGATTAATCATGTAATGTATATGATTGTGGATGATCCAGAACTGTATGAAAAAGTGAAACGGTATGCGGAGACAAAATACAAAAAATCGTCAGCATTTCGCAGTGGGTTCATCGTGAAAACTTACAAGGATTTAGGGGGAACTTATACGGATGACAAGAAACCAAAAAAGTTAAAAGAGTGGTTTCGTGCAAAGTGGGATATTTCTCCGGATCAATCGTATCCTTTCGTCCTACCAAACGAGTATCGAAGGACACGCCTCTGTTGAAATCTGAAATAGATCCAAAGAATCTCAAGCAGATTGCTCTTAAACAGAAAATCAAAGGTTCTAATTTACCACCTTTCTTAAAGAAGGACCTTTGAATAGCACCGAGACAACTCGTTCAAGAGGGGTTCGCATCGGGTCGGTCGGACTGCAGTGTTGAACGCCATACACCATCGTAGGGCATCTTCTTGTGGTTTACACTCCATTATACTACTATTCTATTTTATTTCAATCTTTTTTAATGTAATTCGTTTGTATCGTTCCGGTAGAGGTCGCCATCTCGGTTGCGTCCTCTTTCATCTGTTTCATCACATCCGCATACTTATCGGTAAGGTAGAGTTTTCTTAACATACTGGATCCGATTTTCGAACCAAATATCTTGTAAAGCATTCGTGTCAGAGAATTGGTCTGTGTGAACGGTTCACCTTGGTAATCTACCAACAGTGGAATGGGGTCTTTTAGTTTTGACTTGAGAGGGTGAAATTTGAGGTAAAAATCGATAATCTCTCGCATCAGGGGATTTACCGGAACCACTTGTGTTTTGTATACGCCTTGCGTCTTGTAGTGTGAGAACAGAAACTCATTCTTGAATAGATCTAAAAAGTTCTTCTCTCCCATTTCGGGTTTGTATTTCTTGACGATGAACGCTTCTTGGTAGTCCTTGTTTCGGCGTGGTTTCTGCAGGACAAAAAGCGACAACACGACCAAGTGTAGCAATTTATCATACTCTTCTAAAGTGAGTTTCTTCTTGTCCTTGAGTTCATCCATGATTTTGAAATGTTCTTCGAACTTTGCTTTGACTGCATCTTGACCGATCCATTCCTTTTCTTCTTTGTCCGTCTTCTCGGTGTTGTCCTTGAGTGATTTATTCATTGTATCCAGTATTGTATAGTAAGAGTCATATAACTTGCTAAACTTCTTTTGTTTTTCTTTTAGAGATTTCAAAAGGGACACAATAGATATAATGTAGGATCGACGCGTGTTCGGTTTGTATTTCTCCAGTTTCTCCTGTATGACCGGAACCTCATTCAAAAACTTAAGGTTCTTGATCGGACCCCCATTTAATCTAACCAAGTTCGCTAAATACAGTTTCTTCGAAGACTCTGTGATATTTTTACCCGTAAATATCTCATTCAAATCCATTATAGAATAGTTAGATAAAAAAATATTGTATCGTAATATAATGGACTTTCACTCATTAGGGTTCTATCTGTATCTTCTGTCCCAATCCGTCTACCATCGCTTCCTCGTATTGTATGAAAAAGTGAAACGACTACATTAAAGTGCTTCTTCGACCGGATTTCTCACATCTTCTTGTAGTTCAATGTCTACAGCACGATGTATATCAATCATCCCCCAACAAAGATTTACCTTATCACACTTGCTCTTGTAAGCGATCGCAAATAACGCTAATACGAACCCACCTGCAAAGGTATAAAACGAAGTCCAGAAGATCTGTTGCTCCGTATCCATCTAATCTTTAAAGAGAAAAAATTATCCTATTCGACTGTATGAAGTGCCGTTAAAATCTACGGCAAATCTTGCACTTGAACCGCCATTTGTCGCACTTGAAGCAACGGGTATAGTCGCAATAATAGTGAGTGTGGGATACTGTATCGTAATCGTTTGAGCGGTTGATTTATTACATATTCCATACCAATACCCGATTGTCCCCGCAGACGGAGCGGGTAATACAAAGATACGACCCGCCAAAAGAGGCGTATTGATGGTCGTTTGAAAAGCATTCAATACTGTGAAGGTCGTCGTTCCACTTGTCACCGCATTTAACGCCGTCTTTTCCAATAGACCGCAAGGGTTTCCACTTGTGAATGTAGTAGGTGCTAAATTACGGCGGAATGTAATCGGGTCAAGGGGTAGTGACCCAATGGACTCGGCAATTGTATTACTAATGGTCAAACTGTAATCACCAGCACTCACAACGAACCCACTACAAGCAGTGGTTATATTCCCGCTTGAACTTAAAGCAAGATTAGAATTGGTTGAAGTAATCGTAAAATCATTTGCTCCATTGGAAGAAATTGTATCGGCGGTAAAAGTAGTGGTGTGAGGAATGTCAGTATCTTCGATGACTAAACTCGTTGGGATTACGACAACACTCTTATCCCCCAATACAGCTGAAAAGGTTTGAGCGTTAACTATTCCTCCCTGTAAAATATCGTTCGTATTCATATCGATATCACTCGCCCCTGCACTGTTCCCAGCAAGTAAGACAGCTGTTAAATCATCGGCGGAAACCACAGGCGGGTACGCTGACCCGTTAATCGTTGTAAGGTCAATGTTATTCACTTGTAAAATATCGTTCGTATTCATGTCTAAATCACTTGCTCCTGCACTGTTTCCGTTCAAGAGCGTATCCGCTAAATTTTCACCACCAGGAACAATATTGTTTATTTTTGCGGTAAGAGCATTCACACGTTGATTGAGAGAAGCAAGGTTTAACATCTTATACTATTATAAGATATTAAAATGTTTGATTATTCTTTATCATCAGGTAGGTTCAGTACATACGCTTCCTTCTCACTTAACACCACCATAGGGAAGGACTTAATCAAGGTTACCCAACGAGAAGGCATTGTTTTAATCTTCTTGATTTGATGCCGATCAAGACCAAAGTAATTCTCCAAAAGATATTTCAAGCTACGGCCACCTAAGGAATGCGGGAAGATGGTCACACTGTGAGCTTCGTTTAAGATACGTTTTGTATCAAGGCCGTTCGTGGCCAGATGGCTGGTATAGATGACGCTTGTATTGGTATGCCGTCCTGTTTCTAAAAGCATATTTAGTATTCCATTCACTTTCAATCTCATCACTTTGTTTGTAATACAGTCTGTATCATCAAAAATCACCATGCTATCCTTAAAGTCTGCCGCTTGCAGGTCGGTCGTGAGTATCTCGTTAGACAACTTGATACGTTTCAGTCCTTTCACCTTATCGATGCTACTGTCCTCATGGATAGACGAGACAAGATAGATATCATTTTTAGGAAACATTTTTTTGTACTGGTCACAGTAAAGTTTTGTGTAAAAGGACTTACCCGACCCCGATGCACCCGTAATGTATAAAATCTGTCGTTCCGTCTTCTTGTTCGGGATATGTTGGATTTTTTCCTTGGGCTTCGTGAGTTTCAATTCTTTCAAATAGTCTTCTACATTAGATTTATCTTGTTCAATGGACAGTGTCTTATTTTTCTTCTTGTCTCCTTCAAATGTAATCAACGCCACAGGCACGCCTACATCTTCTAAGTTCATACTTTAATATACCGATATATTTTTTTAGAGGATTGAATGAACCTTTTTGTCTCGTCTTGTATCTGTTCATTCAAGATTTCTTGGACCCCCTTCAAGCGTAGTAAAATCTCTTCACCCTTGCCGTCCAAGATACCCGACACAAGGTCTTTGAATAAAGGATTAATATTCTTTTCAATATACGTAAGATTACCGACAATGTCTTCTGCATCTACGGGTCTAAACGTCTGGTCCATCATGGTATCCACCAACTCTAAATCACTCGCATAGCTGGATAGCTCTCCTACCTTGGAATTGAAAAAGTTTAATAGACTATTCATGAGGGTAGGATTGGTTTCGCTGATACGTAGGTAAGCAAACAAACGTTTCAAGGCCTTATAGTAGTTTCCCTTTGCTTCGTAAGACTGTACATCCAGTAAAAGATTTGTCTCAATATTTTCTTTCTTGGTAGTTTCAGGGTCATAGGTTTTAAAATTTCCAAAATTTATAAAATACATCTCACTGAACTCTGTAAAAAGGCCATCCACCAAGCTGATCACATCCATCTTGATAATGCTCTTCTGTTGTAGGCAATCTACAAACAATACCTTTCTATCTTCGATGAACACATGGCCTGCATTGATGGTTTGTCTCGTCCAACGGATAGGCTTGCCCCCAGGCAAGACCCCACACTTAAAATCCGTAATCCATACCGTCCGTGTAGCATGAGCATTACGATACTTCTCCCTAAACACATCCAAAACACACTCAAAGACTTCGGCATCACGGCTAAACGTCACATACTCCATCAGGTCCAAGTCCGCTGCATAGTCAATCTCCTTCAAGGACCCAGACCCTACCACCCGCTGTGTCCCGTGCAGAGACAAAAGAGCAAACACCTTCTTCTCATTCGCATTATAATCCTTGGCTGTCTTCTCTGTCAACATATACCTTAACTAAATATATTATTTTTATCTCTATTCTATTCAAACTTTCAAAAGAGTAAACAATCTAAATAATCTAGTGGTTTAGATTTCAATTATAAGTATGGAGATATATGATTTTAGACTGAATTTTTCATTTTAAAAATCTACAAATTAAAATACTTATTGTCGGGATAAGTATTTTAACACGGATAAGTATTTTATTAGACCTAAACCAAGGTCAAAAATAAAAGAATACTTGTAGTATGATGTAGATTTCTTACATGGAGATAAGATAGGCAATTTCATCCAATAAAACGGCTTCCAGCTCGGCGATCACATCCAGGGTCAGGATAAAGTCCTTGGTCTTACAACCATTCTCTTGTGCAAAGTCTTTGAGGTACTTGTGATAGAGCGGAATAAGACTAAACAAACGCTTGATAGGATTGGCCATCTTGTCGTCGGTATAGAACATCCACAGGCAAGGGGCATTGTTCATGTAATAGCCCGTCTTTCCGCACTTATCTACTACAATGCTCTTGTTCAGTGCGTATTCTTCACGGAAGTCCCGCAAGAAGACCTCTTGAAACGTGGTCGCCTCGTTAAAGATGTTATTGTAGTCTTCGATAGTAGGAATGTCTATCACACGTTCCATCAAGGTAATCAGGGACACATTACCTTCAAGTGTCTTACGAGATACCATCTTCTCTTCGGTCTTCAAGAGTTCATTTTTAATCTGTTGCTTCAATTCCATCTCCTTGATCTTGCTTTCCGTCTTCAAATCCATCTCCTTTATTTTGAGTTCATTCTTTGCTATGAGTTCTTGCTTTTTTAGCTCAGTCAGCTGCTGTGCAAGTGGAGAACACAGAGGAGAACACTTTAACTTGTGCTTGTCCGTGTCCAGGTGACGGTTGTAGTGCGTCTTGATGTGTGTCGTAAAAGAGCATTTCTCGCAGGTGTAGGCCATTCGTATATTAAGATAAGATATTCCTTTATATACCTTTTTCAGGGATAGTATAAAGTATAAAGTATATTTCCTAAACTTCCTTAACTATTTCTTTTTTTGTAAAAGAAAGAGACCGATATTCAAGAAGGAACTTCTCAAAGTAGCCATCAGGCAAGTCGTCAATCAGTTCCTTCAACGAGACAACGGCGTACAGGTTCTCGCCATACTTGTCCCATGTCTCAGGACTAATCACATATTTTTTTTTTATATTCAAAGAGTTCTTATACCTACGATGCTGTTGAGGGTTTTCCTTGTATTTCTTCTTCATATACTCGCTCATGTATTTGTTCAGGTTTGCAGTCTTCTTCTCTGGTTCCATTTCTCTATCTTAAAGGAATATTTTATATTGGTTCCTTAAAATTAAATCCCTTACTTGTCTCAATCGTCAGCCAGCCCGTCAAGAGGGAGGGGTCAATGGTGGTCGTTTCGATAGGGATGGTCTGTGGCGGGTCCATGATACACTAAGCCGAGACAAAATAATTAAAAGTATCCTTCCTTTATCCATACTTCGCAGTATGGAGACGGGCAGGGCCACGGGAGGGCCAGCGGAAAGACGAGACAAGTTCCTTTGGAAGTACAGGATTTATACTTTTTATTTTTATTTTTTTTAGGATAAGTATAAATTAAAAAATTAGAATAGAAAATAGAAAAAAGAAGGAATAGAAGAAATTATAGTAGTTGCATGGATCGCTGGTAAGTATGGAGACTTGCTACTTCCACGACAACAAAGTTAGGCTCTTACGGTTAAAGCTGTGGTCTGCTACTTCCAAAAACAATATCCCTTATCTTTACCGTCTTGCTACTTATTACTACTTAGACTAACTATTTCTATTATTTAATATTCTTACTTTTACTATTATTTATTTCATTTTTTTCAATTTATACTTTTTCATTTTATTTTTTTTAGGATAAGTATATTTTCTGTAAAAGACAGGAACTTGTCTCGGTTTCTCGCCGCCGCCGCCGTCGCCATACTTACCCTGGCCGATCCTGGCCCTGGCCTTGCATGCCGCCCTGCCCGTCGTCATACTAATAAGTATGGAGAAAGGATATAAAGAAGTCTTGTAAGTATGAATAATGAGCATGCTGTGGTTTGAACACTGTGATGTCTACTTGAACAGGCTGGAAACACTGGATGCATACTTTATATTGTATGATACCATGCCGACGGCAACCCGTGAGGAGAAGAATGAAAAACGATTTACTTTTGATAATTTGATGAGAACCATGAAACAAGTCAAGGACATTGAGACAGATTTAGATAAATTGTGGAGATGCGACGCTGGTTATCTTTAAGCAAGCCTTTTCTCCATCACTTTGAATATTTCGGGGTCTTTCTCGATACAGATGTAGGTTCGGTTTAGGTTCCTACACGCCACTGCGGTGGAACCGCTGCCCGCCGTTGGGTCAAGAACGGTATCTCCTACCTTGCTGTAATATTTGAGACACCATTCAATAAGGGCAATTGGCTTTTGAGTTGGATGCTTTCCTTTTTCACTCTT